AAATCAAGCAGATTCTTTCTGGCAGTCAATCTGTCCTGTTCTGATTTGATAGCAACAATACTGGCTTCCATGTTCTTGATCATTTTGGCATAGCCATCAGCCTTATCTTCAATATCACCATCAATGGCTTCCATAGTGTCATTAATCATCTGCATATCAGCTTCAGGATCTTCAATCATCTGCTGAAGTGCCAGATAATTTGCAGTAAGTTCATAAAGATTCATTTTGTTTCACCTTTCAACCTTTCTCCCAATCTTTTCATCTTCTTTATAAGCATTTCATCCAGTTCTTTATCACTAATGTCATGCATCATCTGGATCTGTTCCAGAACAATGTACACATCAGCCATTTCTTCAAGAAGCGCAGTATAATTGTTCTCACCCCGCATATCTTTAGATAATTCTTTGATTAGTTCAGACATTTCTTCAATTGCCACATATGTCTGAATGATTTTGCCATGCTTCCTGATTGTCATTTCCAAAATTTTAGTTCCTTCTCCCGTCATCATTTCTCCCTTCTGTCAAATTGTTTACTTAAGCTAAATGCCATTGCAGGATTATGATTATTTAATTCCCAAATCATTGTTTTAAACAGTTCAAACTGATCTGGATAAAGTACAATGGCAATTCCACCTGCTTTTCTGATCTGGTCAATGTTCCACAGCTGAAGTGCGCTTGGATGCCCTGTTTCATTCTTCAGTTCAACACCAAGGAAGTAACCATTGCAACAGACCAACAGATCTGGCACACCTTCACGCTGAATACCATTTGACCATGTTTTCAGCCACCACACTTTCTGTTCATCCAGAAAAGCTTTCACTTTCTTTTCAAACTGTTTTTCAGTCATTTCTTGTAACCTCTTCAATCACATAATCACCCATGTGTTCACCTTTCAGGTGTCTAATCATAAATGCAACAGCTTCACCTTTTGAATCAAATTGTTTTACCTTGCCATAATTAAAGAATGTTCCATCTTTCTTTAATACTCTTCTTTCATCACCTATTCTTTGTATGATTTTGTAACTCATTTTTCGCTCTCCTGTTGTTTTTCAATAAGTTCTAACATTTCAATGATGTTCTTTCTTGAATCCTTCAGTTCAGCCATCAGATCTTCTTTGGTAGTTCGCAGATCAGTTTTCATGTCTGTGATGGTTTGCTTCTGTCCATTCTGGCTGATGATTGAAATGAAGATAAAATTTAAAGCACTGTTTGCAATCGCATACCAGATTTCAATTTGATTCATGCAATAAGACACATCCTGTCATTAAGCATGCTATTCCACCAATGCCCCACAGAAGGATGCTTGTGATTGGATAAGTCATGCCCATTTCCTGATACATGTTGTCATTCCCGCCTGCACTCATTAAGAACACTAATCCAAGTGCTATCAGTGCCATTCCAATCTTCTTTTTCATGATTCAATCTCCTTTTCAAATAATGCTTCAGTGTAGTCCTTGCGCATTTCTAAAGTGGCAAGAATCTTTTCTTCAATGGATCCCTTACACATCAGGATGTAATAAAAGCATGGTTTTTCCTGTCCAATCCTGTGAATCCTCTTTTTAGCCTGTTCAAACAATTCAGATGAAAGTGGCAAGGTGAAAAACACCATCTTGCAGGATTTCTGCAAATTCAGTCCCATTGCACCTGCCTGATACTGCACAAATGTCACAGCATCATCACATTCTTCATAACTGCGCAATGTCTTCTGGGATCCATTCACTATGCTGTATGGCTTTCTTAACTTCCTGACCACACTGCGCATGGCTTCCAGTTCATCATTGAAGTTATAGAACACAATCAGTCTGTCATCTGTGCTTTCAAGTAAATCAGTAAACGCTTTCAATTTTTCCTTTGAATAAATCCCGCACAGCTGTCTTTCATACAGCATTTGCTTCAGTGTTGTGTCACCAACCAGTGTTTCATTCTCCAATGTGATGATGCTGTCTTTTCTAAATGTCCTGTATTCTTTGGAAGCAGGCACTTTTACCTTCTGAAAGTTCTGTGATGGTAGATCAAACACTTCATCAGTCTTCAGGAATTGGCAGCCATGTTCAGCCATCTTGCGCTTCAGCCTGTCCACATTCTTGTAACCTGTGACCAGTGGAACAGATCTGCCAACAGTGTCCAGATATTTGACTTTCACAAACTGTTTCCAGTAAAGATCTTTGCTGATGTCCCATCCAAGCAGATGCATCTGTGACCATAGCTTTTCATACTTTCCACCAGTTGGTGTTCCTGAAAGCAAAATCACATTTTTAGGATGCATTTTAAGGATGAATTTTGCCCTTTTAGAGCCTTCATTTTGAATCAATGAAGATTCATCCAAAAGCAATGTGAAATCCTCTAATTTAGCCAATTCTGGTCTTCTCCATAGCAAATCATAGTTGATGATGCCAACACGCAGTTCCCTATAATTAAGTGTGTCATGTACAAACCCATCAATGTCTTTTGCAGATGTCAAATCATATAAAACACAATCATAATTATCAGCAAAATGATTCACCCAATCTTCAATCTTTGACTTCTGGCACACCACCAGATTCATCCTTGCATCAAGTTGAATCATCTTTTCAGATCCTGCATATGTCTTACCAAGTCCCATATCCCAATAAAATGCAACATGGTTAAGATCTTGTGCTGCTTTCAGTCCTTGCTTTTGATGTTCGTAAAGCTTCATGATTTACCCTTTCATTGATTCCATCAATTATTTGATATAGCACTTCAAACTGTTCTGCCTTGATTACATGCCCTGATATGTCAGTTACTTCAGTGCCATCCTTTAAAATGTGGTGGATCATTTAAACCACCTCTGCTGCAGCAAATAGTTCATCAATTGGCATATCCACTGCAAGTGCTGACTTGATTGCTTTGGCTTCCTTAACTGTAAACTGTGAATTGCCACGCAGCTTTTCAGATAATGTCTGGTATCTGATGCCAGTGGCATTGGACAGTTCAACAATGGTCATGCCTTTTCTTGCAATTTCTGCCCTTAAATTCTCATACATTCTCTTTACTCATCCTTTCTTCATCATATGACGATATTTTGATATTAATTGTAGAAGTTAACGAATTTTCGTCAACATCTAGTTCCATTATAATGAAATTATTGCCAATGTCAACATCATTTAACGAATTTTCGTCAAATTTTTTAAAATTTAAATAACGAAAAATCGTTAAATGCTATTGTTTTAACGATAGAAAAATGCTAATATAGTGAACACAGGGAAGGTGAAAGACATGACAACAGAAGACAGATTAAGAAAATACATCTTATCCAAGTACAAATCATTGCGGGAATTCTCACAGAAAATTGATATGCCCTATTCCACCATCAATACCATCATGAAAAGAGGAATTGACAATTCATCTGTGAACAACATCATCAGGATCTGTCAGGCACTTAATATCAGCACTGATGATCTTGTCAATGGCAAAATTGTTCCAGTGATGGAAGACCACAGTGGCATAATCAGGATTGAAGACATTATGGAAGAAACAAAACAAAAGCTTCTAAATGCAGATCATCTGACCATTGGTGACAGACCTGCAGATGAAACTGATATTACTGCAATCTTAAATTCATTTGAAATAGTATTGGAAATGCAAAAGAAAAGGATGATTAAATAATGGTAATGACTAAAACAACAAACTATATCAAGAAAGTTCGTGTGGCTATTTATGTTCGTGTATCAACCAAGGAACAGGCAATGGAAGGTTATTCAATAGGTGAACAAATTGACCGATTGACCAAATTTGCTGAAGCACATGGATGGACAATTGTGAAGATCTACACTGATGCAGGACATTCTGGTGCTGACACTAACAGACCAGATCTTCAGCAAATGATTGAAGACATTAAGTCAGGCATTATTGATAAAGTGTTGGTGTACAAACTTGACAGGCTTTCCAGATCCCAGAAGGACACACTTGAATTGATTGAAAATGTATTTCTTGAAAACAACACTGATTTTGAATCCATGACAGAAAAGCTTGATACAAGTACAGCGCATGGAAGAGCCATGATAGGAATACTGGCTGCATTCGCACAGCTTGAAAGAGAACAGATCAAAGAAAGAATGTCAATGGGAATGGAAGCCAGAATGAAAGAAGGTAAATGGCGTGGTGGTGCGCAGATTCCATTTGGTTATGATTATGAACCTGCACTTGAAAAATTGGTCATTAATGAATATGAAGCCATGATAGTCAAAGAAATCTTTGAATCATATGCACAAGGTGTTGCATTGCGCCAAATTGCAAATAAATTACTTGATGCAGGCAAAACCTTCAGAAATGGTAAAATTGATAATAGAAATATGCGCTACATTATCCGTAACAAAACATACTGTGGATATATGCGCCACCATGATGACTGGATAAAAGGCTTGCATGATGCAATTATTACTGAAGAATTATATGAAAAAGCAAATGTATTATTAGAAGAAAGCAAAAGAAGATTTGATGAATCAGGATTAAAAACAGGCACACCCGCCATTT